AGAATCCTCAAAGCCTGTTTTGCCTTTTCATTACTATAACCATAATAACGTTTGACATAATCAAGATCTTTGATTTTATCTTGTCGGAGCCAGGGAGAAAATCTCTTCTTTTTCCTCAGACTATTTATAAAAAAATCATACTGCATTTTCTTAGGAAGAAAATGATACTGATTCATTTCATTCGCAAACATAATACAATCAATATGTCCAGAAAGGCATCGATTGACGATATAGGGAGCATATTCCTTCTCAACCGAAGGATCTTCATCAATCAGATTTTTCTTCGTTTGATTAATCGAGTTTAACCAGTCCTTCAATTCCATAGTTAAAAAGCAGCAGTTCTTTACGTTGTTTTTGATCCCGCATATATTCACCAACCGAACGCATCGTATAAGTCAAATCAAACTCAGCAGCATTCCAGTTCTTAAACCTATCTTTTACCAGTTGGGCAGAATTATAACTCACTAATTGATCCATATTGTTAGCATCACAATCAGCAGCGAACTTATCGTGATCAAATCCTTTGTGCATTGATCCCTTGTTGCCATAGAGATTGTCCTTAATATCATAAGGAGGGTCAAGGTACATAAAGGCACCCATATCCCCATCCATAAGATAGTCATAAGAGTAATTAGTTATACGCCAGTTCTCAATCAGTTTAGAATACTCCGGCAACTTTTCAATTCCACGCACACTAAAATTAGCATTAGATGCCTGAGGAGAGAAAGAAGAACTTGCGGTGAGACCACTAAAGGAGCACTTATTGACAATATAAAATCTAACTGCTCGCTCAAAGTCTCCGGTATTGGGATCATTTAGGATAGTTTTAGAAATGTCAAACAATCCCCTTGCAGAATCCGGATCAGGACAGGCACTCTTAAAATGTAAGAGGTGATCCTTGAGTTCTGTCCCAAACATCTGGAGTTGCTGCCAGAAGATTACAAGAGGCGAATAGAGGTCATTCACCCAAATCTTGAGGTTTGGATATTTTTTAGTAATATGAATTGCCACAGAACCACCACCCAAAAAGGGTTCCCGAAACTCATCATAGTTTCGTAGGTCTGGAAAATATGGGTCCATCTTGGTGCAAGCACGGGACTTGCCGCCAGGGTATCTTAGGGGAGTTTTAAGAGATTTCATAATCAGGTTTGTTGTACTTCAAATATTCCCAGAATGTAAGTTTCATTTCCTTATGAGTCATACCACAATGTTTTGCGGCAGCAGGAAGAGTCATTTTAGCACGAAATAATGCCTCATTTGCTTCCTTTACATTCTCGGGAGTAGTTTTAATAGGAATTTCTTTTAGGTCCTTGTATGAGATTTTATAAGGGTTCATTATAATTTATTTTACTTGTTATGTTGTAAAAAAGTAGCAACTATAACTACTCTTCTTTCAGTTAATGGAGTTTGCATATAATGTTCTATATTTCCATCAAACATTATAACATCATCCTCTTTTGGATCATACTCAGAATCACCAACAATTGTCTTACCTCCAGAATTAGTTAAGTAAACCAAAATATTAGAATGTTGATAAGTATGATCTACGTGTGGAAATGTGTATTCTGGTGCTCCTTTAGGGGAGACAGAATTAGCGTTTACCCTAAAAAATGTACTAACTTCTATTTCATTAAAACTTAAAATTTCCAATAAACCCTGACAAACAAACTCAGTATAGTTAGAGTTTACCATAGGAAATTTAGTAATAGTACCTTCTGGTCTTCCCAAAAAACTGTGAGCAAGAAAACTAATATTATCTTTACCAAGAGTTGTAGATGGATAATAATTCCACGTAAAATCTCCAGATAATATAATTTGCTTTATTTCTTGATAAAATTTAGTTTTTGGATTTTTTAATTTATTAATCACTCTAGGTCCTCGGTTAATTCAAATTCTTCAAATTGATCAGAAGATACTTCATGTTGCCCATCAATAAGATACCAATGATGTCCAGCACGTTCACCAAGATACTTCATCTGGTCTTCTGCAAATATATTCTCTCTCATTGCTGCTTGAATCTTATAATGAATCAATTCTTCTTTACTTGGCACTTTCATTTGAATTCACACTCCACCATAATTTCCGTCAAACAGGCAAGAAGATTAATCTCTTGGTCGGCAACAAAAGCAGACTGGTATTGATACTTTGCCACAATCAAGACCGCAGCGGCAATAGAAGGACCATCAAGAACCTCATACAAAGAATCATAGATGCGACGCAAAATAAGATTAATGTCATTATCCAAGTTGGCAACAACCCACTTACGAACTTCGGCAAAGTTCTTTTCTTTTAGGTTCTTATTCAGTTCATTTACAGAGATGTCCGAGAAAGATGCAAGAATTCCAGAGTCGATTTCTCCTCCAACCGAATATCGCTGACATTCGTTGGTGACTCTTCGGAAATCTGGGAAGTGCTTGTTAATGAGTTCTGCAAGGACTTTCGGATCATATCGGACGCCCTCCGCATCCAAGATGTTTTGTAGACGCTTGAAGAAGAGTCCCGCCAACTGGATTTTTTCCTTCCCTTTGATGGCAAATTCGATGACGGCACATCGGGAGTGGAGGGGTTCGATAATCTTGTTCTTGTAGTTGCAGGTAAAGATGAATCGGCAATTACCAGCAAATTCCTCAATAAACGCCCTAAGGAGGAGTTGTACGTCATTCCCCGTGTTATCTGCCTCGTCAATGATAATGACTTTGTGTTTAGCATCTGACGAAAGTGAGACGGTCGAAGCGAAGTTTTTCGCATTGTTTCGGACAGTATCGAGGAATCTACCCTCGTCGGATCCGTTGATGACATAACAATCTACTCCCAATTCATTACACAATGCCTTTGCCACGGTGGTTTTTCCTACACCAGCAGGACCACACAGAAGCAAGTTGGGCAATTCGCCACTATTTAGAAAATCCTGAAACGACTTTTTAGTTTGTTCAGGAAGAATACAATCTTCAATTGTTTTGGGGCGATATTTTTCGCACCACAGAAAATCACTCATAATCAATCAAATCCATTCAGGTTTTCGTTGTGGCATACGGAGATAATTATTGCTAACCCAAGGTTTGGATGCAATATACATCTTGTAAGCAGTAAAAGTGTCAATGCTTGTGTCAAATTTATATTCATCAGGCATAGCACGGGCAAATGGTGTCACATTAGTAATCTTTCCCTTTGGAAACAAATAGTATGCATCCAGAAGGGTATTATAGCACGAATGGGTCTTACCATATCGCAAAGTATATTCATCACAAAGATTCATACCCCACTTAATCAACCAGTAGGCATTATCAATGGTCTTTGCCGCCCATTGAGTGCAGGGATGATTACGGAAGGCACCTTTCTCTGTACTGTAAGGAGTTCCATCTGACTTTGGAAGAGTACCATAGTTATGATACCACTTAGAAGCAACAATAGAAAGCATTTGACAGCATTCAAGTGGCATTTTTACTATATGTTTGTCGGGAAGAACAATCGCAGATTCTGCAGGAAATTCATTTGTGACAAAGATATTCATAATTAAAAGCAGTATTTTTTAAGATGATAAAGAACTTCTTCGGGTTTATCTTCCAGATAATATGCTTCTGTCTCATAAACAGCATAAGAACCGGTTGCTTTTACTGAATTCATAACATCAGTCAATTTGTATTGATCCAAAGAAGCCGATACACCTAGTTTACCACGCTTACACGCTTGAGCAACGTGAACTGCCTCGTGATAGACAGTTTCATTAACATAGTGTTTAACGGGACTAATGGTGTTCTTAATATTATCCAGACAAATTACAAAATCCGGAGATTTGAGAACACCAAAGAATTGTTTATTCCTACAAATAGGAGCATTTTCTCTAACATTATAATTTTTTAGCATAATTTTGCTAATAATTTCCTGACCAGCAGGAGTCAAATAGAGTAGAAATTCCATCATCCAAAAGTCGAATCGGGTTCCAGAGCAATATAATAGCAAAGATTAAATTTGCTGTTAGTGAATTGTGACAGAAGTTTAGAAGAAACTACCACATCATAGGCACCAGAGACAATCTTACTGATGTTCTCAACCTTAAAGTTGAAAGTGAATTGCTCATTAGTTTCACCAACGATGATGGAGTATTCATTAGAAGTATCATTCTTCTTATCACGAACCACCAGACGAATCACGCCAGCATCACCAATTGCAGAAATATCGGGCAATTGATAGACCGCTGCTGCTTTCACCAGTTTCTCCAGAGAACCGGTTTCAAGTTGGAAACACACGTCTTCAGAAGGCAGTTTGATTTCTTTCTCAGGAGGAGAAATAATCACATTTGGGTCGGCATAGAAATACTTCACCCGCCGCTTACCTTCACGAATAGTAATATAAGAATCCTCGGTAAAATCAAGATCAGGGTCCTGATGCAGACTCAGACCATTCAGAAACTGGTTCAAGTCGTAAATTGCAAAATTACGGGGGAACTCTTCACTAATCTCCGCTTCTGCCAGAATGTTCTTGGCAATAGAGATTGTGCGAAGTTTATTACCTTGCTTGACAAGAATAGACTGATTAATACCAGCAAAGTTCTTGAGAAGAGTCAGGGTATTATCAGAGAGTTTCATAGTGTTTTCTTTCAATTTCATAATAATCAACGGGTGAATTCGGAGAGTCCATTGTCTTTGCGAGTATAATGCCCGTCAAAGTGAAGCAGTAGCATAGCATAGTGAATGACTTTCATCAAGTCACGCTTGTTACGCCCATCCTTATCACCATAACGGGAACCGTACTTCAGGATGTTTGCCTGACAGAAACCTGCTGCCAGTTTCTTTGCTGCCATCAGGTCAATGGTCTGGATATCGGCATAACCATCACTATCACCACAATAATGCCCGTGATAGGTAGTGGTCACATAATCCTCAACATCTTTCAGGATTTTATCTTCGTTGTATTTCCAAAGATGATTTTTTGATTCACTCATAGTAATTTTGTATTCAACTAGGTTTTGTTCGTCTTCAGGTCCAAACATAAAGGGGGAAAGTCATAATTAACCTCCCCCAATTATATCAGATTGTAGGGTTCAAGTCAACCTCAATCGTCAATTCAGAGTTTTCGGTAGGCATCTCAAAGTCAGCATCAATCTTGTCATAGAGTTCAAGAAATGCAGTTTTGGTTTCTTCATCAAAACGGTTGATGCAAACTTGAATTGCCTTTGCCTTATCACCGAAGATGCTGTAGGCACGGATGATATGAACCAGGCGGCGAGTGGAGATGATTTCCTCAATACCACCATCATAGAAGGTCTTACGAATCACATCACCCCAATCGGCAAGTCGCTTGCAGAAATCATCAATCTCGGTAAGACCCAGCGATGCTGCGATGCCCTGAAGGATGCGAATCTCCGTAGCGGCGGCAGGATAAGGTTGCTCAAAAGTCACGCAGAAACGCTCCAGGAACGCTTCGTTGAGGACGTTGGTGCCGATGAAGCGACCATCATCAGAACCCTTACCCTTGGTGTTTGCGGTGGCAATCACGTTGAATCCAGAGGCAGGTTTCACGAAACGACCAATCTTTTTCAGGAAGACACCTTTACCTTCAAGGATGGATTGTAGGCACAGGATTTTATTGGAAGCAAGATCCACTTCATCGAGAAGCAACACGGCACCACGCTCAAGTGCCTCAATCACGGGTCCGTTGTGCC